TAACGTTGCAGCAGAAGTATACAAAGCAAGTTTAAAAGTATCTCCACCAGAAAATTGAAACGTATGTTCCCCTTCTAATAGTTCTTTTTTAAAACTGTTCGCAACCGCTTGTGTTATAGCCATAGTTTACTCCTTATTGTTGTTTTGGAAGTCGAGGTGAACCACTATCGTATTCATCTCTTCTTCGTCTTCCCATTTGCTCAACTGTAAATCCTTCGAGAGCCTGCTTATATTTTCCTTCGTAATACTGGATCATATCCGCGGGACCTTTTAAAAATCCAAAAGCTTCTACTAAACATGCATATGTTAAGCCGTTGGGAAATTCGGTACTTAAATATGTAGTAGTATTAGTACTCGATAATCCATCTGGTTTCAAGATATAATTTATCTGCATGTTATAATTTATGTCTGGAGTAGGAGCTACTACAATCGTGTTTTCATCCCAATAAGAGTAGTATTTAGGTAATCCTTGAACTCCGGTAGGGTCATACTCCGACATGAAGCTGGTATCTCTGTATTCTAGAAACGAGCGGCTAGAGTTATCTGCTCCACCGGTAGAATTAGTAATTTGAGCAGATCGAATAACCAACGTTTGATTATTAATAAGAGGTGTATTTACATATCTTTGACCTGCTACAATATCTGCTTGTGCGTATTGTCTATTGTTATCTGAATCTACATCTCTTAAAATTCTAAATTCTGCATCTAATAAAAAACCATCTACAATCGTAGAGGTAAATACATTAGAATCTACTTCACAATAATCTCTGATTTTTTGTACTAATTCTGCGTATGTCATTATGCTTGTAAGTTCACTGGACCTGCGGTACAGCCAACATCTCCTCCCGTTACATTTCCAGAAGTTGCACTATCTGCACTTTGGAAATAATAATAATTCGTTGTGTCTCCTACAATACCACTGCTATTAATTTGTCCAACTGTTATAGTAAAACCATCAGTATTACTAATATCGGTTACTCCATCAATAGTAGGCACATCATTAAATCCAGTAGCATTGGTTGCTCCTCTAAATCGTACCACATTTCCTGTGCTTCTTCCATGATTAGGAGAAAATACATTGATGTAAGTAGTACCAGAATAAATAATAGTAGTAAAAGGATTGGGTTGTAATGCAATTAATACAGGAGGTTCTACTCTATCAGGTCTTGCAAATTGTAATCCTTGTGGATCTGCAACCGTTGGTTTTGGTTCTAATTGAGGTTGTTTTGGTTCAAATTCAGAAGTATGAACTCTAGCACCATTCCATTCTACTACCATTTCTTTATAAGGAAATGCCATTCCACTTCGGTCTGAAATAAATTGTGCAAATCTTCCTCTTGATAAATTAGACATTTGGATAATAAGTTTTAGGGGTTATAAAAGTACTAGAAGAAGATCCGTCTTCTTCTAACGCTCTTTGTAGTTCATCTTCATATAATAATTTTAATTCTTGAGTTCTGGCAGGTGCTTTTTTAATAGATAAATAAAAAGCTAATCCTGCGCACATACATGGAACAAATCGATACGGAACATCGGTTGCATTAGTATAGGCACCTGAATCTTGGATTCTTTTTACGTAATAGTAATTAATAAAATTTCCTGCTTCTGTACTTCCAGGAGTTAGATATAAAGTAATAGTTACCTTATCAATAAATCGTTGTACGAAATATTGTGTAGGAGTTCCTTGTTGAGTTTTAGAAGAAAGACCTTGATACGTAGATCTACCAATTTTAGTTAAAGAAAAATCAGTTCCTGAACTATTTCTATATACTGCTTCTAAAATATCATCTACTCCATAAATAGCAGTAGCATCAGAAGTACCATCTCCTGTAGAACGATACATCGTATATTCCGATTGACCATCTACTAAAGTAATAGAATTATTTCCTACTTCCCAATAATGAAGTCCTCTATTTCCCCATTCTTGAAATAAAATATTTAACGATCTTCTTGCTGAAACTAAATCATAACCCGAAGCAAGCGTATAGCCTATTCGTTCGTATGACTCTTCTATGATTTCATCAATAGAAAAATTCTTTTCAAAAACGTAAGTTCCAGAAGTAGTGTTAGCCATTTAGCCTCCTACCCTGCTGTTAAACCGGGGCCTGAATATTTGTCTGTTAGTAAAGTAACTGCAGCTACTGTAAAAGTAGAAACATAAACTCCTTTTGGAAATAAAATTCCATCTTCAGGAAATGAAAAATTAATAATATCTCCTGCAGGGACATCCGCTTGGAATAATGTGTCTCCAGTTGCACTAGTAGTTTTTAAAATAACAGTACCAGACGTTGCTAAACCTGCAACAATAATTCCTCTTAGTCTTACAGGTGGTGCTACGACTACGTTAGTAGTTGCTGCTGCAATTCTTGTTGCTTGTATATCTGCTTTGTAACCCATTGTATTCTCCTTGTTAAAGAGCTCCCGAAGGAGCTCTTAAATTAATTATTACGAAGCAGCTATTGCTGTGTTAGTGTCACAACGTAACCAATCTGTTCCGTCTGAGAAAGCGTAAATAGATGCTCCAGTTGCTCCATTTGCAACATAAACCATTACTCCTTCATTAGAACCAGCTGCTAAAGTTTCTCCAGCTCTTGTTCCAGTTGCAATAGTAATTGTAGAAATGTTTGCTCCTACCGTCCATGCTACATTAGATCCTTGTTGTGTATCTGTTGAAGTACCTGATACTCCTCCGTTTACGTTTGCTCCTCCAATAAAACCGTTAAGTGCGGTTACTGGACCTGTAAATGTTGTGTTTGCCATGATTATATCCTCCTAGTTAATTCCACACAGTCTCTAGGCTGTCGACTATACGCGTCTATGCGAAATATATTTATGTATAGTAGGTAAACTATATAGAATTTTTAAATAAAGTGCAAGATGTCCTTATGGGAAAAACGCTTTTTCCAGCGATAATAGCTTGACTAACTAGCCAGCTATAGAAAACTCAGGAGCAACGGACTCTATTTTAACTCGATGTAAGATTTCTTTAGCTTCAGTCGCTTTAATTTGACTGATAACTTTTTTAATCTCTTCATCAATCCTAACCATATTTAAGGTGTAGATACCTTCTTTATTATGGTCTTGCTCCCACTCTAGTTCAAGCGATCTTTTGGTTTGGTAAAGATCCTTGATCTGATTGTGTTCCATGTACAATCTCCTCGTAGGTTAAATGACAATTCGTTTTAGAACTACCATTAGGAGTGAACTTTATATCTTTTTTTCCTATTTTGTCAAGGATAGCATTTTCAACGCTATCCGCTGTATCTAATGCTTCTATAGTGGTTTCTGCTTTATATCCGTATGCACTTATTTTAACTAAAAATTGTTTCATCATGGTTCATCCTTTCTATCAAAAAAGAAGCCCTCCGTAAAGGAGGGCTTCTAAATATTAAGTCAATAATATCAATTAGATATTATACACCTGGTGATCCGAAGATTCCTCTTGGGTCAGACCAACCGAAAGAGTATCTCTCTCTCGCTTTGTATCTAACGTTACCAGTGTCAAAGTCACCTTCCATTGAAGTTTTGATAGGTGATCTTGAGAACATCTTCATACCGTTTGGCACGTCTGTTTTAATGAAAAACGCGTCCGTATCAGTTAGGTAATTGTTAACCACATAACCTTGTGGAACCATTCCCATAGATACAACTGCGTTAATATCATTGTCTGCAGTCCCAGTTCTTTGAGCTGATTTCATCAGTCTCTCCGCTGTAAATTGAAGCTCAGAAGGAATAATCATTTTTACTCCTCTAGCTGCAATTTTAAGACCTCTTTCATCAGTGAAAGCAGCAATGTCAATTAAAGACTGCTCTAATGAAGTCTCGTTCAAGTCAGCAGAAACTGCTAATTCGTTCGAGAAAGATCCAGCAATAGTTGGATGGTCTGTCGCTAAAAGCGCTTTTCCATCACCACCAGCGTAAGCACCGTCAAAAGCGTTGTTTAAAACGTTTGCAGCTTTTACTTGCTTAGTGTTTGCCATAGATCTTGCTAGAGCTTTTGTATATCTAGACGAAAGTCTGTCATACAAATTGTCTTCGATTGCTTCTTCAGTGATAGCAAACGCAAGCGCTATTGTGTCATGAGTGTATCTCGCAGTGAAAGTCTCTTGAGCATTGTCAAAAGTCACACCTGATCCTTCAGGTTTAACTTGAGCATTTGCAAAACCACTTAACATTACTTCTTCTTCAAAAGCTCTGTCAGATGATTCTGTGTCAAAGATCTCAGCATGCTGATTCTCATATCTTTTATATTCCAGGCCGAATAGTGCATTCAATCCTGGCTCTAGTT